TCTAGCCTATGTAATGCTCGCTGTCCACTATGCCCTCGTAACTTCCACGGTTACCCCTATAATGATGGATATATAGAAAGAAACCTCACACTTGAAGATGTTAAAAAGATATTTGAACCCAACTTTGTAAAACAGTTAACAGGAATAATGATCAATGGTAACTTTGGAGACTGTGTTATGAATACAGAAACTCCGGCAATAGTCAAATACTTTCGACAACATAATTCCAACCTAGAAATAAAAATAAACACCAACGGCGGAGCAAGAAGTAAACAGTTTTGGCAACAGTTAGCTGAGTTAGATGCTCACGTACTGTTTGCATTAGACGGACTAGCTGATACACATTCAATATACAGACAAGACACTGTGTACGAAACAGTGTTAAAAAATGCTAAGACTTTTATTAAAGCAGGTGGTCAAGCTACATGGAAGATGATTCCATTTGATCATAATCAGCATCAAATTAAAACTTGCCGAGAACTGAGCAAGCAACTTGGATTTAGTAATTTTACATTAACAGACCAAGGTAGAGACACTGGTATTGCTGTTGATAAAAAAGGCAAGGTAGTTAACCTGTTGGGCACACCTAAAAAGATTAATTTTGAACAGCTATTACAATCTAAAAAAACTGATCAAGTATTGTTAGAAGATCTTGACCCCAAAGTTAAACAAATAACCTGCGAAGTAAAGAAAAGTAAATCAATATATGTAACATCAACAGGTGAAGTGTATCCTTGTTGTTATACTGGCTTTTATCCAAGAACATACGGACACGGTCAGTACTATGAAGTAGTTAATAAACAGTTAAAAAATATTATTGAACCTAACAATGCCTTAGAAACTTCATTAGAAGAAAGCATTGGGTGGTTTAATATAATAGAACAGAGTTGGAACACTGAAGACTTTAAACAAGGCCGCTTACTGATATGTAATGATGTGTGCGGTTCCTGATAAATACTATCACTAACGGAAACTTAACTTATGCAACGTAAAACAAAAAGTATTTTAGATGAACTGAGCTCAATGCACATTAGCAAAGACAGAAACCACTTAGTGGAAAGTCGTGCTAATAACATTATTCAATCTGCTATCAATATTTTTGAACAGATTGATAATCTATACGATTCTGAAGCGGCAGAAGATTTACAGCGTAAGTTTGTTAACGCAATTAAATCAAGAGACCCTAAAAAGTTTTCCCGATCAGTGAGACGTAAAGATGAAGATTAATGAAATTGTTCAAGAAGGTATACTAGATAACCTTAAAGGTAAAATTGGTAGATACCAAAATGCTCAGGCAATGAAGCAAGCTGGTGTACTTGGTGCACGTGCCTGGAAAAAGTACCTTGCTGGTTTAGAAGCCGCAAATGACTACAACGAAATACAACCAGGACTAGTTAAAACACATTTACGTAATTGGATTGATCAATCATTATTCGGAAGGTATAGTTTAAATACTGCACCTGGCCCGATACAGCAAAGCGTCAATGCTTTTATTGGACAACTTGCTCAAGATCCTAAAGATACTACTAAGTTAGAAAAAGCATTTTCTGCAATTCTTAACCAAACACGTAAGATGCAGTTAGACCCAGGTGCAAAATCTACACAACAAAAACCAGTTGCTGGCGGCAAACAAATATGTGACCAACCAACAAAACAAATTGGTAATTCATTATTTGTGTGCGGACAAGAAATAAAACAAGGCGATCCAGGATATGATGAGCTTGTTAAAAAACTGGGCGTAGAATAACATGCAAATAATCGAAGGCGGAAACGTATTTAAAGATGAGAAAGGTACAGCGTTAACTAAACGTATCAATCTTGTCGACGTTAAGCCCACTGTTAAGTATTTAGAATCGTTAACAGGACTTTCCCTACTAGATAACATGCTAGGGTCAACAGGCAAAAAACCTACATCAGGTGACTTAGATCTTGCAGTAGATGCAAAAAAACATACCAAAGATGAAGTATACAACAAATTAATTGCAAAAGGTGCAAGTCCCCAGGACGTTGCTAAATCAGGCGACTCAGTCCATTATAAGTGCCCAATCAACGGTGATCCAATGAACGGATATGTGCAAGTTGACTTTATGTTTGGTGATCCTAAATGGCAACAATTTGCATTAAATGCAAGTTCTGATTCAGAATTTAAAGGTGTACACCGTGCAATACTATTAGCTAGCATTGCCAAAGCAAGAGGTATGAAATGGTCATACAAATACGGACTAGTATCAAGAGAAACAAATAAAGTTATTTCAAATGATCCAGATGAAATTGCAAAAATGCTAATAGGCGGAACACGTAAAGATCTAGCAAGTGTAGAAACAATTATTGCACAAGCACAAAAGAACAACGACTATGAAGAACTAGTAGCAGACGCAAGAGAATACTTTGCTAAGGATGGACTACAATTTGAATCAACAGAAGTTAATTGGATTGCTCGTACAAGAGATAGACTTATTAATCAAGGTATGCAGGTTATTACAGAAGCGGCTCGTATTGAACATCCTGAAGATATGATCTTTGATAGTGGAAGCCAAGGTGCATTAAAAGCTGTTACTGATTTAAAAACATTACCGCAAAAAGCCAAAGACATTACAATTAAATGGGACGGTAAGCCAGCAATTATATTTGGACGTGATGAAGATGGCCAGTTTGTATTAACAGATAAGTCAGGCTTTACAGCTAAAACATATCAAGGACTAGCACGTTCTCCAGAAGAGCTAGAAAAAGTAATGCAAATGAGAGGCGGCGATCGTACAGAATTAATTAACATGTACAAAGCACTATGGGCACCATTAGAAGCACAGACACCAAAATCAATGACAGGTTATCTCAAAGGTGATTTATTATATACAGGTACTCCAAGCAAACAAGGAAACAAATACGTGTTTACACCAAACACTGTTACATACTCAGTTGATGCAGATACTGACTTAGGTAAACAGATTGGAACTAGTAAAGCAGGTGTAGCAATACATACACGTTTAACTGACCCACAAGATGCAGGAACACCGTTCTATGCAGTAGAACAACTGCCAACAGGCCCTGTGTTATTTGTAGGACCTAAAATGAAAGATACGCCTAAGGTAGATATACCAACAGATAGATTAGAACAAATTGAAAAAACAGTTAAGGCTAGCCAAGGTGCTATTGATGCTTTCTTTTCACCTAACAACCTACGTGAGATACAGATGGCAAACTTACCAGCTTTAATGAAACAGTATGCCAACTTTAAAGTTAGAGAAGGTAACTTTGATAACATGGCTGAAAACTTTTTAGCATGGGCAACAACTAAAGTAAGTGCACCTAAAGCACAAAGACTAGAACAATATATTAACAATAATATGAAGATAGTAGAATTAATATTTTCTATCTTTAAGGCCATTGCTGTTATTAAGACACAGGTAGTTAGAGCGTTAGATCAACAAGGCGGTGGTATAACAGCATCAATAGATGGCGAGTCAGGGCATGAAGGTTATGTAGCAGGTGGACTTAAATATGTTGATCGTTTAAGATTTTCAAAATCAAACTTTGCGAAGAATGTATAATGGACTTTATTAAAGAATTAATTGAATCAAGAATGTATCGTAGACTTGAACAAGTTAAAGGTACTGATGTGGCTACAATAGGCAGTCTAGTGTTTGATCACATGTTAATGTTAAGAGTTTTATATTATATTGATAAAAAGAAAGCACAGCGGTATGCTAAAGATACAATGAAACAACAAAACTTTAGTGGCTTTAGACAGTCAATGACTGACTTATATAATTTCTTAACACTGGTTATTAGTCAACGTCAATATGCAGATAAGCTATTCAATGATTGGGATATTGTTATTCCAGAATTAAGAATCAAACGTGTTCTACGTGCTGTTGCAGATGGCGACATGGACGAAAGAGATTATGATTCGTTATTACTATTGTTAAGCAGACGTATTAAAAACTTAACCGGAGACCAAATGTGGTTACGTAGACTAGTGCAAGACTGGCAAAAACGTATCAGCAGAATGGACCAGACACAAGCAATGACTCGTATACTACAAACAGTTAGACGTCCTATTAATACTGACTTGTATATGGCATTGCAATCATCAAGTAAAGTAACTCCAACAAATACATAATGGCTAATTGGGCATACGTAATATTCGCCTGTGCTATGATAAATGGCGATCCACAATGTGATCCAGAACCTGTATCTATAGTTGATAACTTCACTACTGAAACAGCGTGTACTGTCTTTGCAGTATTGTCCACAACAATGATTAATGACGATATGTACAAACAAGGTATTACAGACAGTTGGGCAGTGCCATCACAGTGCCAGATTGTGCCCGGAGAAGCTGATAAATTCTTTGTATATTAATAAACTGTACTTAAAATAGTTGAATATTAGACTAAATAAGTGTAGGGAAAGAATAAATTCCCATATAACTAAGGAGATATTATTATGGCAGTTTTAGCAGGTAAAGGAACAGTTTCACAATCACAAGGCGTAGGTCCAAAAACTTACATCTATGCAATCACTACAGGTACAATTACAGTATCAGACGCATGTGACTCAATCACTACAACTTACTTCGGTACAGTTGCGGCAGTTGAAGGTACAGCAGACGGCAACCATATTATGGTTCAAGGTGGACCAGGTGGTGCTGAAGCAGTTTCAGGTATTGCACTAGTTGCTACATTCGCTAACGCTTAATTGAGTTAGACTAGTACTAAATTAAAGAGCCCTACTTTTTTAAGTGGGGTTTTTTATTGGGTTAAATATCTATATGGAACAACAAGAACTGTTTAAGAAAGATACTACTCGTTGGATATATGAATCACCTGATGGTGGGTCAACTTTATATAGACGTAAAGCCAACGATCCTCATCACAAGCGTGAACTAGTTAAACAGTTAGATGATGAATTCAAAGATTATAGAGACTGGATGTATAAACAGGATTGGTCTGAGCTAAGTAAAAATTCAATGGTTAAAGAATCTATAGATAAGTTGAGAGTGCTGGTAGAACTTATAAAAGAATGATCCGTTGTTACACATTAGTTGATATTACTCAGACCGGGTTTACTAGAAAGCCAAAAACTCCTGAGCAGATTGTACAGCGTAATCAACAACGCAATTATGAAACATTTATACAGCTAATATCATTACGAAGCCAACCTCAACTAATTCACGCTCCGCAACAAATAGAAAATATTGATATAGGCGATTATGAGTTTGGTAGCTATTATATGCCAAGTATTTTTCAATATAACCTATGGATATTTGATTTTAACAGTGATCACCTAGACTCGTATGCTACAGTCAACAACCCTGTGGGAAGTTTAACTAACGATTTCAATAACATACCTATAATCAGCGGACTGTCGGAGACTGCCAGTATACAAGGGGTTATAAGCACCCATGGTGAACACCTCAACACTTATTTTCAGTGTTTTTAGACTATTGTGATAAATAAAAACAAGAACTAGTTTAACTAGTAACAAAGCATTTACGATAACATTTTATAGGCACAAACAGGCTACTTTTAGGCACAACATAGTAAGATTGCTTTAATATCCTATTGGAGAAAAAAGCAGTGAGTACTACTCGAATTGAGAAAGAGAATTTAGAAGCCCACGTAGAGTTATGTGCCGAGAGGTATGATGCGTTGGAAACTAAATTAGACACAGTTGAAGAAAAAGTAAGTTCACTTGAAACCAGTGTAGGCGAAATCAAAGATATGATTACTCATCTTGATAGACGTCGTTCCACACAGTTAATCACTTGGGCAGGTACAGCAATTACAATGCTAATTGGCGTTGTTGGCTGGCTTTTAACAAAGTTTGTTTGGTAGTCACTATGACTACAGAAACTTCCTTTCGTAAACTAAAATCTCTCACTACTCATAGTCTACAAAGTCTTTCTGCAAATATTATCGTCAAAGTTAAAGATGATTATATAGTTTTTAATCGCTACAAAATTTCCCCAACAGATCATGGTTACTATGAAGTATATCGTAACGACACTTTAGTACACGAGTTTACAAATAGTCGTAATGCGTTAGCATGGTGTATACTAGAAAAGCATGCAAGGATAGAAGATGCAAATAGCTTATTAGGTCAAGATAAAAAGATAGGGTGGCTTGAGCTAGATATTGATAGACAAACACAGATAATGAACACCACTCAAGATAATGATAGAAGAGCGTTGATGGCAACTAAAGTAACTAATAACATTCATGTAAGAGGTGATATTAAAATTAAGTTACAAGAGCAAATTGAATTGGCTAAATACTATCAACAAAAAGGATTCGACAATGAAACTGCAAGAACTAGCAAAAAATAAAATAAAACAGGTTGGCAAAATCATGGAAGGCCACTTTAATCGAGATATTAATGTGTCAAAACTATCAATGGAACAAGCAAAAACATTGTTAGCTAAGACATCTAACATAGTTGCTGAAGTACAGTCTAGCATTAACAGACACACAAGTGAAAGTAATCCAACATATCTCCAAGCACTAATGATGAAAGAAGCATTAGAAGCATATATTAAAGAAGGTACAGCTGAAACTAGAAATCCATATGCAGGCGGTACAGGAGAGCAAAAACATATTGCTCCAGGTGCAATGGCTCCAGCAGACATCAAAAAAGATGATGACGAAATGGAAGAAGCATGTGGCTCTACTCATAAAAAGAAAATGAAAGAGTACGGTAAGAAAAAAACTTACGAAGCTAAACAAATTAACGAAGCAGACGTTGAAGAAGCTCAAGTAACATTAGCGGCTCAAGACGTAGTTGATAGAATCCAAAAAATGTATGAAGATACAGCAGAAATGCAATATAAAGACTTACCTAACCTAGCACAAATGATGAAACAAGAGCTAGGCATTAATCAAACACAGGCATACTATGATGCAACTAACACAGCAATTTCAACACTAGTTACTGCATTAGAGCAAGCAAAGACAGACTTAGAAAGTGCAATGGCTCCAATCACAGGTGAAGAAACTATTAGCCCTGAAGAATTTACAGAACCAGAAGCAGATGTAGAAGATAACAGCACACCGCCAGAAATGGATGATGAAGAAGCAGTTATTGACGCACCGGAACTAGATACAGATTTAGGCAGAGAAAGAAGATAATGAAACTATTTGAGGTATATGGTTCAGAGCATGAGCTAGCGGCCTTAGTTCAGTATCTTATCAGCCGTTCAGAAGATTTAGGCACTAAAGGAAAAGTAGGAACAGAATCTTTTCTTAAAATGGCAGATAATTTAGGTGTTAATGTGTCGATGTCACAACTACAATCAATGGCACAACGACAGCCATTAAGCAATATGATTGCAGATGTTAATCCACAGCATGTTAGTTTTGATTTAACAAGCACAAAGAATCCTACAATGAGTGTTGATAAAGCACGTAAAACAGTTGACTCCATGGCAAAACGAGCGATGAAAAGGTAAACTCAACATCAATCGTTGCTACTCCAGTAGCCCTATCTTTTGGTAGGGCTTTTTTATGGTTGACATTCAGACAATAAATAGTATACAATAATACGATGTATTAAGGAAAAATATATATGGCATATTCAGATAAAGTTTTAGATCATTATGAGAATCCAAGAAATGTTGGATCTTTAGATAAAGACAGTAAAGATGTAGGAACTGGCATGGTTGGCGCACCTGCTTGTGGTGACGTTATGAAACTACAGATACAGGTAGAAGAAGGTGTTATCAAAGATGCCAAGTTCAAAACATATGGATGCGGTTCGGCTATAGCAAGTTCAAGTCTAGTAACAGAAATGTTAAAAGGTAAAACTATTGACCAAGCAGGTGATATTAAAAACTCAGCAATAGCAGAAGAACTAGCACTACCACCAGTTAAGATACATTGCTCTGTACTAGCAGAGGACGCTATCAAATCAGCAATAATTGATTACAAAGAGAAGAATTCTAAATGATAACAGTAACAGAGTCAGCAGTAAAAAAATTAAAAGAAATACTAGCAGAAGAAAACAACCCTGATCTTAAAGTTAGAATGTTTGTTAGTGGAGGTGGGTGCAG